CCTCTGTACGGTTCAATATAGGTAGAAATCAATTTAGCCAATGTACGGTATTGCCTAATCCAACCCGCTAAAGGGTGATTTATCTGCGCCAAGGCTCCCTCACTCCACGAATCCCTCCCTGTGAGGGTCTTCTGTGAGGAACAAATACCTAGACTAGAAAAGACTTCTCCTACTTGTGCAACACTAGCTACATTGAATTCTTTACCTGAAATCCCATAGATAATCTGTAGAACTTCCTCGCTACGCTTAGTTAGTTTATCTAAAGAACTTTCTACATACTTATTGTCAACTACGACCCCTTTACACTCCATGTTATATAGAACCTTCGTTAAATCAATTTCTAACTGCCATACCTTTTCTTGCCCACTTCTGAGAATCTTATCTTTACAATCTAAATATAATCTGGCTGTACCCGCTACATCCTTCTCGCAATACGGGCCAAGTATATCGGGAGGACACAAGGAGAAATCCTTAGTCCACTTATTCTTTCGTAACACTTGTTTAGTTTCTATGTCGTAAGCCCCTGCGTCAGGCCCATATCTACGTATAAGGGTATCTGTGAGGTTTAGAGCAGTTACATTCGTACTTTCTGTGAGGCGTACCATAACAATGACATCTAATAGGTCTTTGTCCTGTATAGCCAAACCTTCCTTCTCTAGAAACTTTAGATCGAACTTAATGTTATAACCAACTATCGTCTTACAGGTATTCATTACTTCTATAAGTTTAGGAAGTAAGTCACTATCAAGATTGCTATCTAATGTTTGATGTCGGAATGGGAAGTAGTAAGTTTTATCTTCTACCCCCACTCCGACACCGCAAAGTTGGTTGCTTTGTAAGGCATAGAACCCATTAGTTTCACAATCAATCACCCATTCATCATATTCAGATAAATATGTGATTGCTGTATTGAATTCTTCTGTAGTTGTTACTAACACTAGAACGGCAAGGCATCATCGGAAGTATCATCAATGCTTACAGCAGTCTCTGGTACTGTTACGTCGTTAGAAACGGCTTCTTTTGTCACTATACCGTACCGCTCATTCATATAGTCCAACACTGGAACTAATTCATCTATGTCCGTAAGCTTATCACTAGGGATATCTAATTCTCTAGGACTTACTACCACAGTATAAGATGTGTCTTGCATTCCTGAGCCTGTACGACGAACCCGTACTACACCCTTGTCTAGGGAACCCCAGTCATTGTAAACATCTACAAGTTGATTCCAGATGTAGTTACTCCGACCAAAAGCTAGCGGTACAATCTTGAAGTCGTCTACGTTCTCTCTGTACAGCTTGCGTCCGGAGGGGCCTTCTACAGGCTCCCATGTATCTACTCTTCGCTCTGTGTGTAGAACGTCGTGTACAAACGCCCAGAACCCAAACCTGTGCGAAGGTCGAGTGCCTTCGGGTACCGAAGCTAGTGGGCCGTTTGTGCCACCAAGAACACTAGTCCATCGACCCTCATCATTGAATGTGTACATCCAGTAATCTGCAAGCTTGGGGTCATCTTCGTCACCTGTTGCTACTATGGTCATGAAAGCTTGATCGCCATCTTTAAACCATAGTTCTTTTCGTAATTCCGCCGAAGTTTCCGACGAAGTACGCTTATCTATTCTATTCTGTATTCCACTAATACCTACCATGGATTTCTCCTTTACCAATAATTTCTATCTTTTAGAACTGTATCTAGTGTATCACACTTTCGTATGTCTTGTACATCCTTGTACGGCTCCGGAATCGTTACATAAGAAACTCTAACACCCTCACCTAACACTGTCAAGGCTTTATTCAAACCAATTTGACCCGCTTCATCGTTATCAAAACACAGTACTACTTCTCCTACTGAGAAATCCTGTAGTAAAGCTGCTTGGGCTTTCGACATGTAGGCCCCAAGTAGGGCTACCGCAGGATACCCCGCCTGATCTAACCACATGGCATCTAATGGGCCTTCTGTTACGTATATAAGCGGTACTTCGTTTATTAGATGCCCACCGAAAAGTAACTTAGACTTTTTCAAGGATTGGTTATACAGGTACTTCGGGAAGCCCTTCTCTCTTCTAACGGCCCACCCAACAATACGTGCTAGTTCATCCCGTACAGGAAAAGCCAACCCGTTCTGTCCGGTTATTCCACATTCCCAACGCTTCAAAGTTTTGACTGTGAATTCCCTATCGAAAATCCAATCAGGTACAAATTTAATATTGTATGGGAAATCTACTTCCGGAAGTGTGGTTAGTTCAGTCGGTTCATCATCGAAGAACGAGGTATCTATTATTACCTCATGGTCTCCTATAAAACTATCTACTTGTTTACCTGATAAGTTCAGATACCTTCGTAGAAATGATTTGAGACTCCCTTGACCACACCCCCGAAAGCAAATCCATACACCTTCTTCTGTGTTGATTGAACACGAGTCATGTTGATCGGCGTGAAAAGGACACCTAATGGTGAACTGTTCTACTCCTACTGGAGTATTCAATCCTGCTTTTAGCAGGACTGCTGCCCAATCAATCATTACTTACGTGCCTTCCGATCTAGCTTATTAGCTCTAACAAAAAGCACTACTTCATTCTCGTAACCGCTAGAATCGCTAACTCGTCCCCGGCGAATATCGGCTACCGTAATCGGTACAGACAGTTTCCCCGGCCCTTTGCTCTTAGCGGTTTTAACGACAACACCATTCTCATCTTGCTTCAACCATGCGAATAATTGCATTTCTTTCCTCCTAGAAAACATCATCTATTTCCTCTATTTCACCTTCATCAACGTTCCACAAAAAGGTACACATATCGACCGGTAACTCTCCATCTCTATACTTCTGGAACTGTATTGACCTGAGATTATCAGAATCTTCTACCATGCACATAGAAAGTGCAATATCGGAAGCACGAATAAGAGCATCACCAAATGCTACTTGATCGGCACGAGGAGGCGCAAACATATTTGCCGCATCTCTCGTAGCCTGTGTGGATACCATAATAGTTGTATCTTGGGATAAAGCCAAATTCTTTAATCCATAGAATAGACTATGATTCTGTTCCCATGAAGCTGAATTCTTCATGGCTGTGGACACCAGATACACACCATCAATTACGGTAATGTCCGGAGCATGTTTTCGTATTAGGTTAGCTATACTGTGAAGAGAAATACTATCTTCTCCACTTATATGATCACATATTAATAAATTTTTCTCATCTAACTCAGTTAAAAACTTAGTGTACTTCTCTTCATCAATCGGACTACCTGTTCGTAACGCTCTATGAGAAAGTTTATACCCGCTTTTATGCCCCATTATTACATCCATACGCATATTAATGGCTTTTTTAGTCATTTCTGTAGAGACTAGAAGTGTTTTGTACCCATTCAAGGCGGCTGTCGCAGCAATATCTACGCACAACCATGTTTTACCTACCGTTGGTCGAGCGAATGCTGAGATGAGGTCTCCGGGTTGCCACCCCACACCCGTAGTATTGATTGATCGGAACGGGGTCTTTATTCCTATGAGACCGTCACCCATTTTACGTAGGTCACTGCGCTCCTTCCAATCCTCTAGTCTATCTAGATTACCTGTATCATACTCCTGCACATCTTCATCATATAACACTTCAATATCATTTAAATCATGTAATATCTTACCCATTGCTTTCTTGGGGTTTTCTGTAAGTTCTTCTTTATTACCTGAAAACGCTGATACAACTTTCCTAAATAATACCTGTTTCTTAAATTCATCTTGAGCATAAGAAAATTCTACTGTTGCTGCATCTTTCCTTAGTTTAGAGAACTCTTCAAGTAATACTGCGTTAGTAGGAAAATCTCTGTATTCATCTAGATATTTCTGAACAAACATATAAGCATCTCTATGCACAGCAAAATCATTCTGGGGGTGCCTAAAAGCTTTGTAATTGTCAGAATCACATAGATTGAAAATTAGGGCGGACTCTATAAAATTAAAACTATCACTATTCATTCTGTACTAATCCTTTACTGAATATAGAACGCGACCATAAGCATTATGGATGAAAGCAGCTATTCCTGCTTCTGCTGAGGCATCATCTGCTACTGTTTTTGCCTCTAAGTATGTTTTGTATGTCCCCAATATCCATGCCTTTCGTAATTTAGAATTTTGGGAGACCACACGAAACAATCCTTCCTCAGGTGCCGCACGACTTGTTAAATCAGTGTAGGGTATCTCTTTCACTTTGTCAATTGGTGTCATTCCATTTCTCCAACGTCTTTATAGCTTTTGCTAACTTCTGCTTATCCGATGCGGTTGGAAACCACTTAGTCTCCAAGTGTATCACAGTTCTCCAGAGGTGTCTAATCTTAGAATCTCCGGACAATAATACATTAGCATACAGGTCTGGTCGTTGGCAAGTAGGTAAGTAAGAATTAATACCACCTAGGATATACATTATATGTACGTCTTTCCGTCCCTGTTTTACTCCCCCGTAAAAAGCTCCTACTAACCTATCAAACCCAAATGTATTAATAGCTTCTTTAAGAGCCTTCGTTTCCCTTCCTATAAAAGTTGGACTTTGGTAATCGACATTGAATCTATCTTTATAAAAGGTACTAAAAATTTTATATAGTGTTGGTGCATTTTTAAACTTCGGTTTGGGCGAAGTCTTGTCTAAGGAATTTTTGTTTAACATGTTCCCTCACTGAAGCCAAGGAAGTATTTGGAAAGTTTTCTGTAAATTTTGTGTGTATTTCCTTTAAAGAATGTCCTGATTGCCGCAGGGCAATAAAAGTTAATTCTGGTTTAGTAAGCTCTAAGGACTTTAGTAAATCGCTTACCTCTACAACATTTAACCAATCTTTAGGGTCTTGTAACAACATCTCTTGAGACAGATTTTGGGGGAACGAGTCATCATTCGCATTCTCGCCCACAAATGTTTGCCCTAGATACGAAGCATTAGTATTTAAATTACGTTTAGACTTAGCGGCTAGAGTGCGGATTGTATTTACCATAGTTGTGTGTAGATATGTATGGAAAGTTACTCGTCTATCAGGGTCGTATCGCTTGGCTGCTTTTAAAATACATATTCTTAATTCTTGGGCTAAGTCATCTCTATGCAAACCATTAATTTTATAGGTTGATATCATTCTAGTTATTTTAGGTTCCCACTGTTTAATTAAATCATCATCAATTTCCAACATACTGTTCCTTTTTATATTTGTTGTAACATCGGTTGTTACAAAACGCATGTTCATACTTCAAATCTTTGGCACGGCGTACTTCTGATTTTAACCTATAAATGGTCGAAGTGCAATAGTCACAGGAGAGTTTTATACGTCTATTCTTCTCAGAACAGTTTTTAGAGCAGATAGGTCGTCGTTTCCACTTATCTAGAATAGCGGAATTACAAACAACACAGTATAGAACAGGTCGTAACCTAGGTGGGTTAGTATCAAGTCCCCGTCTCTTTAATATCGACCATACACGTTGCTTACTAGCCCCTAACTCAACAGCAATTTCAGAAACCCTCATGAATGGGTTCTTCTTTCGCAACCGAACAACTTTATTTTTAAATTTCATTAAAAGTCGGCTATAGAAGCTTGCTTTCGCTCATACTCCTTTACCCAAGAAGTTATCATAGTTTTCCATTTAGCAGCTATATAAG